GAACAACACAAACAGCGAGACCAACAACACAAACAGCGAGACCAACAACACAAACAGCGAGACCAACAACAGGAACAACAGCAACAACAGGAACAACACAAATAGCGAGACCAATAGTGGCGGTAGTTAAAAGTGAACAAAATGATAAAAAGAATAATATAATAAAAAAAAATAATATAGAAAATAATAATATAAGGAGAATGAATAAACCGAAACAGCCAAATACGATATATGTAGATTTGCCGTGTTATTTAAATGGAATAGATAAATTGAAGGAGCATTCAGAAAATATGATGGTAGATTTAGGATTATTAACGACTAATTTAAAGGCGTGTTCATTTATTAAGAAGAATCCGGTAGAAAAGACACCAGAAGAAAGAATGAAAGAAGAAAGATTAAAGAATGATATAGTAGAAAGAGCGAAAAGTAAATTAGTAATACCAAAACAGAATACAGTAAAAGTAGTTAATATGCCGGCAACAGTATTAGTAACAAAGGGGGCGGAAAATTCAAAAGATAATAATAATATTGTAGGAATGGCGAGAGAAGATTTTAAAATGATTGAAAATTATGAGTCAGTAGAAGAAGAGAATAATGAAAATTACGAGACGGTAGAAGAAGAGAATAATGAAAATTATGAGACAGTAGAAGAAGAGAATAATGAAAATTATGAGACAGTAGAAGAAGAGAATGCAACAGAACAATTTGAAGAAGATGTAGAAATGAAAGAAGGATTTGGAGCAGAGGAAGATAAATTATTTAGAATGGCTAATTTAATAAATACGATAGTAGTAGTATTATTAATAGTATTAATTATATATAAGAAGAAATAATTTTATTATAATATTATAATGAAATTAGGTATATTTATATTTAGGAAAGATTTAAGGATAGTAGATAATAGGGGATTAATAAAATTAGGTAATGAGGTAGATAATATAATACCGATATTTATATTTGATCCGAAACAGATAAAGAAGAATAGTTATAACAAGAATTATTTAAGTTTTAGAGCATTAAAATTTATATGTGAGAGTGTAAAAGAATTAGAGGAAGAGATAAAAGAGAATAATGGAAAATTATATATATTTAATGATGATGTAATAAAAGTGTTAGAGGAAATAATAAAAAACAGAGAAATAAATAATAATGAATTATATTTATCATTTAATAAAGATTTTACAAAATATTCAATAGAAAGAGATAATAAAATAATAGAATTTTGTAATAAAAATAATATAAAATATATTGAAAATGATGATGATATAACATTATGCGATATGAAATATTTAATAAAAGAAGATGGAGAAGCATATAAACAATATGGAGCATTTAGAAAAAATATGTTAAAACACAAAGATAAATTCAATGATGTAATAAATAAGAAGATAAATAATTTTAGTAAAAAATATAAATTAAAAACAATAAATAATTTAGAAAGATTATATAAAAAAGAAATATCAGATGATTATGAAGCATTGCAAATTGGTGGAAGAAATAATGCTTTAGAAAAACTTAAAAAATTAAAAGAACAAAAAGATTATAATACAAATAGAGATTTTTTAACTTATAATACAACACATTTATCTGCTTATTTAAATTTTGGTTGTATATCAGAAAGAGAATTTTATGAAGCTATATTAGATAAATTAACAAGAAATTCACAATTAATAAGTCAAATAATATGGAGAGATTATTATATATGTTTATTAAGATATTTAAAAAATGCAGATAGTTATGAAAATCATATTGATAATAGATATGATAAATTAAAATGGAAAAATAACAAAAAAGCTTGGAATGAATGGGAAACAATGATGGAATCAAAAACTGGTTTTTTATTAGTTGATGCGGCGATACAAGAAATTAAAAAAACGGGATATATGCATAATAGATGTAGAATGATAGTAGGTGTATTTTCTGTTAAATATTTATTAATTCATCCATTTGAAAGATATATAGGATTACATGATTGGTTTAGTAGACATTTATTAGATTGCAATACTTCACAAAATAAATTAAATTGTCAATGGGTTACAGAATTGGATTTTCCAGGAAAGAAGTTTTCAGCCAAAGGTTCGGTTTTATCAGGAAGACCTATGAATATTAGCAATATTATGATTAAAAAATGGGATTCTGAATGTGGTTATATTAAAAAATGGCTTCCACATCTTAAAGATGTTGATAATAAAATATTATATAATTGGGATACAAAATTTAATGAAGATATTCACCCTAAACCGATGTTTAATCCAAAAGATAGATATGATGAATGGATTGATTTATGTAAAAACTAATAATTATGGATTTTATCTTCATAAATCACAATTTTTTCTATATAATCATATATAAAAAAAATTGAAAAAAAAACATAATGGAACTAAAATAATGATAAAATTATATATAAATATGTCTAAAACTCTATGTGTTGTAACTGTAGCTACTGGTGGATGTCTAGTTAAAGGAAATGCATATTATAACATTCAACCATTTGATACTTCATATATAAGAGCAAGTGTTGTATCACAAATACGTTCATATTATGGTGAAAAAACATCAATTCAAGAATTTGATTCTACATTTTCAGTAGAACAAACCCGAGAGCGTCTAACAGAAGAATTTGAATCTACATTTACAGAAGATAATAAAAAATATCTAACTGAAACTATTGTAGGACTAGGAAAATCAGATGTACTAAAATGTGTAATGCGTGCTTGTGGAATAGAAGTTAAATCCCGTGATGCTAAACCCGATTCTAAATCAGATGCTAAACCAGATAAAGAAGAATCTGAAGGTGATGATGAAAAAGAAGAACCAAAGAAGGAAGAGAAAAAGAAAGAAGAAAAAAAGAAAGAGACAAAGAAGGAGGAACCAAAAAAAGAAGAAAAAAAATCTGAAAAGCCAAAGAAGGAAGAGCCAAAGAAGGAAGAGAAAAAGCCAGAGCCAAAGAAGAAGGAAGAAAAGAAACCATCAGTAGCAGTATCAGATAGTGATGATTAAAAAATAATAAAATAAATTTAAAGTTTCTTGAAAAAGAAATGAACAGCAAAAATAAATTTAAAAATATTTAATAAATTAAAGTTTCTTGAAAAAGAAATGAACAGCATAAAACAAGAAAAAAATGGAAAAATGAATAAATGAATAAATATAAAATAATAAATTTTTATAATAAATATAAATGAGTTTAGATAGAAAAATTAAAAAATTAGAATTAGAATTGGAATTTGATGATTATTGTCAAAAAATTAAGAAAGCACCAGAACAAAGTAATGAAATATTATTAGAATTATATGGATTATATAAACAAAGTATTGAAGGAGATTGTAATATAACTGAACCAAGTTTTATTTTTGTAAAAGAAAAAGCTAAATATACCTCTTGGAACAACCTTAAAGGACTTAAAAAAGAAACTGCTATGAAAAAATATGTTAAATTATGTAAAAGGATTTTGAATGAAGAATAAATTATTTAATTAATTTATTATTCATAAAATGGAAGAATAAATTATTTAATTAATTTATTATTCATAAAATGGAAGAATAAATATTCATAAAATGAAATAATAAATTATTCAGAGAATACAATATCAAAAATGGCGAAGTTAGTGATTTGAGCGATAGAATTATTGAACCATTCGGTGTCATAAGGTTTATTATTAAGAAGATTAGTAAGTATGTGTATGGTGGCTAATCTCATAATAGTTTTAGTCATACTACGGAGACGAGTATTACAAAGATTATTATAATTATATAGTTTAAAGACGATAGTTTCATAGAATAGACAGGCGATGGTGAGATTAAAGAAGACGGTAAGATTAAAATTTTTATAATCAGCTTTAAAGAAGGTGATAAGAATATTAATCATTACGATAGTGATGACATTATTAATGATAAATTTGTAGTAATCATTATCGACGGAGATGAGGATAATTTTTTTAAGGAAGAAATCAAAGAAAGCGAGAGCGAAAGATACGATAATGATGTTAGAGATGAGAGAATTTTGATTTTTAAGAATTTTAAAGTAGAAAAAACAGAAAGAGATGATAACAAACATAAATTCGGGAGAGATGCCGGATAATTCGGCGAGAAGATTATTCATAAAACTCATAGGTTTATATAAATAAAATATAATAAATTATATTTATAATAATATATGGAAAAATATGTAAAAATATATGTAAATATGTTTATAATGATAACATCATTATTATTTATTTTAATATGTATATATTATATATTACCGAATAATTATGAATTATTTACCGATGCTAGTGATAATATATTTAATAAAGTCGAAAAAATTAAAATTAAGGATAATAATATAAGTTATGATAAAGTAAATGGATATTATATAAAATTTAACGAGGATGAATTAAATATAGTATTGGATAACAATATAAAATCGGATAGTATAATAATAAAGAGGAAACATTATTTAAGAGTGTATAATGATTGTAATATTTATATAAATAATAATAAAAAAGATATAAATATAGAATTATACAAATTAAAAAGTTAATAATAAATTAAGAAGTTAATTGCAAGAATTTTTGAACAGATAATAAATTTTTAGCATTTTCTTTAAAAATAGGATTAAGAAGACATAAAATAGCATTTTCATTAATTTCATTATTAGAATTAGAATTTTTAATAATATTTTGTTTATTACAATTATTGCCATTTTTTCCTAATAAATTATTAGAAATAACAAAATCTTTAATATAATCAAAACCGAGCCAATTAGAATTTAAACCATATTTAATCCAGTCTTCTTTTTCAAGACCATATTTAATTAGAAGATATTGAATACAAGAAAGTTGAAATGTGATAATAGAATTAGAATTAAATTCGAGAACATTATTAGATTGATTATAGATAAGTTTAAGAACGGAAATTTTTCTATAATAATTATTTTGTAGATAGAAGATAAAATTGGGTTCTTTATTATATTCAAAACATCTGGACATACCCAAATCAACTCTAGCGATAGTATTATTACATTCGAAATTAATAGCTTGAGGTTTATGTTCATGTAAAAATTGGGGACAATGAGCGATGATAATTTTATTGCAGTTAACTTTTTGGAGAGTATTAGAAAAGTCATCACATTTAACACCGGAATAACCCCATTCTCTACACCAGAACATATTATGTTTTTTATTATCAAGATTATCGTATTTAATAAATAAATTATAACTAGTTTTATTTTCTTTAGTTTTATTAGTAAAATTTTTATTAGTAAAGAATTCTCTATATTTTTTATTAACAAATTCGATAATATTAATATTATTACTCAAATCTTGATTTAAATTTAAATAAGATAGATAATCACTACAAAGACCGCCGTGAGCAATTAAAATATCATCTAATTTAATCCAAGCAAAACTATTATTAATATAATTATTTAATTTTGTTAAATCATCAAAATATTCATTATTTTTTATTTTATTTTTATCACTGGTATAAGTATCATATTCTGGACTATATATATTCATAATTTCGTGATTACCAGATATTATAATAATATCACCATTATTTTTAATAGCTTCTTGTTTTAATCTTAATAATGTATCTAAAATATAAACATCTGAACATTCGTCATCTAAAACGAAATCAAATCTTTTACGGTGAATAAGATCGCCGGTAAAAATGACGATAGAATTATTATCAGTATTCCAAGATAATTCTTCTCTATTTTTATAATTATTATTGATATCATTAAAAACTCTAGAAATATTGCAAACTTTACACAAATCTACTAAACAGTGAATAAGACATTGATAATCGCCGTGAATATCACCTATAATAAAATAATTTTTATTAGGATCGGAAGTAAAAATACCGGAAATATTACTATTATTATTACCACCTTTAATATGGTATTTCATATAAATAAGATTTATAATAAAAATATAAAAAAAATTGATTTTTAAATATCATAATATAATAATTATATATAATTCATAATAATGTCCAAATTAGAGATAATATTAGGTACAATGTTTTCAGGAAAAACAACATATTTAATAAATAAGTTAGTACTATTAGCAGATTTAAATTTTAAGATATTATACATAAATATTAATTTTGACAATAGAAGTAATTATAAATTTTCAACACATAACACATTAATATCATATGAAAACTTAATGAATAAAGAAAGTATTAAAAGAAATGTGAATATGTATAAAGCAAATAAAGATGAATTATTAAAAATAAATTATAAAGAATATGATGTAATAATGATAGATGAAGGACAATTTTTTAGTAATATAGTAGATTTTGTAAAAATATTATTAAAAGAGAAGAAGATAATATATGTAGCATCATTAAAGGCTGATTTTAAGGGAGAGAAATTTGGAGAAGTAATAGATTTAATACCGATAAGTGATGATGTGATAATATTAAATGCGGTATGTGCAATATGTGCAAAAGAAAAGATAAATAACAATGCAATATATTCGATGAGGATAATAAATAATAATAATGAAAAGGTGTGTATAGGAGGGGGAGATAAATATATGCCAGTATGTAGGTGTCATTATAGTGAATAATTTTTTTATATATTTTTATTATATAATGGAAGAAATATATAATAATAAAATAAGTTTTAATTCAAACTTTATATATAAAATATTTAATAATTTTTTATTTTTACAATTTGGAGGTAAAAATTCAGGACAAGAAGTAAAATGGGAAAGTTTTAAACACAACGGAGTATTATTTCCGGAACCATATACATCACATAATATTCCAGTAATAATAAATAATGAGAAAATAAAATTAGAACCAGAAAGTGAAGAATATGCTACAATATATGCGAAATATATAGACAGTGAATATATAAAAAATAAGACATTTAATAAAAATTTTTTAAATGATTGGAAACAAATATTAAAAAAAAGTAATGATAGTAATTACAATAAGATAAAAGACATAAAAGATATAACCGAAATAGATTTTTCATTAATATATAATTATATAATAAAAACAAAACAGGACAAAGAAAATATAAGTAAAGAAGAAAAAGAGAAATTAAAGGAAATAAAAAATAAACAAGAGGAAAAATATAAAATTGCATATGTTAATAATAAAGAGCAATTAGTAGGAAATTTTAGAATGGAACCCCCTGGATTATTTTTAGGTAGAGGATGTCATCCAAAAGCTGGAAAAATAAAAAAGAGAGTATATCCAGAAGATATAGTAATAAATATAGGAAAAAATGAAAAAATACCAGAATTACCGGAATTTTATAAAAATCACAAATGGGGTAAAATTATTCACGATAATACTCTTGAATGGTTAGCCGCTTGGAAAGATATTATTACTGGTAAAGTTAAATATGTTTGGTTAGGTGCCAAATCAGATTTTAAAGCTAAATCCGATCAAAGCAAATTTGAAACTGCAAGAAAATTAAAAAAACATATTGAAAGTATTAGAAAAACAAATTTTGACAATCTTTTTGAAAATAATGATATAAAAACTAGACAACTAGCAACCGCTTTATATTTAATTGATAATTTAGCTTTAAGAGTTGGAAATGAAAAAGGTGATGATGAAGCGGATACTGTAGGTGTATGTTCTTTAAGAGTAGAACATATAGAATTTTTAGAAGAAAATAAAATAAAATTAGATTTTTTAGGAAAAGATAGTATAAGATATGTTAAAGTAGTTGAAATTATACCAGAAGTTTATAATAATTTAAGATTATTTTCTAAAGACAAGAAAAAAACAGAAGACTTATTTGATAATATTAATACTTTATTATTAAATCAATATCTTAAAACTATGATGGATGATTTAACTGCAAAAGTTTTTAGAACTTATAACGCTTCACATTTATTTCAAACAGAAATAGATGAAATTAATAAAAATTATGAAAATTATAATAAAGATGATAAAATAAATATATTGATAGATATGTATAATAGAGCAAATTTAAAAGTAGCATTATTATGTAATCACCAAAAAAATATATCTAAATCTTTTAATACTCAAATTGAAAAAATTGATGAAGTTATTACTAATCTTAAACAAAAAAGAAAAGAATTAGAAGATCAAAATAATAAAAAAAATAAAAAAAAAATTAATTCTATCAAAAATAAAATTTCTTTATTAAAAAATAAAAAAGAACTTAAAATTGAATTAAAAAATTTATCTCTATCCACTTCTAAAACTAATTATATTGACCCTAGAATCACTATCGCTTTCCTCAAAAAACATAATCTACCTATCGAAAAAATATTCTCACAAACTTTAAGAGATAAATTCTTCTGGGCTATGGATGTCGATAATAATTGGACTTTTTAATTTATGTTTCCACTATATCATTAATATCTCTATCTGTTATCTCTACTATATCACTATCTGTACTATTATTTTCTTCTTCATTTTCTTCTTCATTTTCTTCTTCATTTTCTTCTTGTTCTTCTTGATCTTGTTCTTCATTATCTTGTTCTTCTTGTTCATTATATTGTTCATAATTTTCTTGTTCATAATTTTCTTGTTCATTAATTTCTTCTTCTTGTGGATAATTTATATCAACAATAACAGCGGACTCTTCTGAACTATTACTTGAATTATCAGAATTATCAGATTCAGAATTAGAAAGATGATTATTGATAGATTCAATATAGTGTTGAAGAAGTGTAATTTTATCTTGAAGATTAGTGATTTGGAAGTTAAGAGTTTCGATATTATCTTGAATAGTTAGAAGATTAGAGTGAGAATTATAGATAGAATAAAGTTTAGAGAAAAAGTTATAAAGAGAGTTAAAAAGGAAATAAGAAATATGAATAAATAGGTAAATATGAAGAATCAGACTAGTAAAAATGATGTAAGAAAAAAAGGAATATTCATTATCGGAGATGTAATAAATATTATTAATGGACATAATATAAAAATATATATAAATTATTTATTTAAATTATATAAATAAATTATATAATATAAATGGAAAATGAAAACTATAAGAACAGAAT